ATTAAAACACTAACATGGAACATAATAATAAATAAATGAACTGGCCTTTAATAGTTGCAGATGATTTTTATAGAGACATTGATCTTTTAAAACAATTTTGTGAGAAACAAAACTATGCTGCCGGTTTAAATTTTCCAGGATTTAGAACAGATCCTGTGCATGAAATAAACAATAACTTGTTTCAAGAAATTGCACTTAAAACTTTAGCAGTATTATATCCAGACAACTACAGAAACTTATCTTTTGAAGCAACGTCGTACATACAACGTGTTCCACCAAACTTAGTAGATGGGTGGGTCCACTCTGATTCAGATAGTCAAATAACTTCTATTTTATATTTAAATAAAAATATAAATGCAGGAACTTCTTTGTTTAGACCGGTCGTACCTTCTCCGGATATAAATAGTTTTTCTTTTGATAAAAGATCATATTATCAAAGAGTGAACAATCTTGATAAACTAACTAAGAAAGAAGATGAAATTTTTACAAAAATAAGAACTGAGAATAATGATCAGTTTAGAAAAACTTGTTTTATTAATTCAGAATACAATAGATGTATTATGTTTGACGCTGTTGAATATCATGCAGCAGAAAACTTTTACTCTGATACTAACGAAGATAGATATACTTACATTACTTTTTGGCATCAGTTGTGGGACAAAGGTAAACAACTAAACCCACACCTTACTACCTCAAGAAGAGTTATACCTTAATGGATAACTTCATACATGAGTCAACAATAAATAAAACTGTTTGTGAAGACATACTTAAATATTATTTAGATAATCAAGACAAGCATTTAAAACCAGACTTTGACGAAGAAGTAAAAACATCAACCGAGATACCTATTTCAGTAAACAATAATATGTATCCTTTCAATGAATATAAAACAGGGTTACAGAAATGCATAAATGAATACAGAGAAAAATATCCAGAAGTAGATACTCTATTAGAAAAATGGAGTTTAGTTGAAGACTATAATATTCAATACTACAAACCAGGTCAGGGATTTAAAAAGGTACACTGCGAAAGGGGTTGTGCAGAGGCATCAAAAAGAGTTCTAGTCTTTATGACCTATCTTTCTACTTTAGATAATGCAGGAACCATTTGGCCAAAACAAAAATTTAAATCTGAATGTGTTCTTGGTAACACTATAATATGGCCTACAGATTGGACTTACTCCCACGTAGGAGTCGTAAATGAATATAAAGATAAATGTATTGTAACAGGATGGTATAGTTTTGAATAAGATAAAGAGAATAGACAGTTATTATATTGTAACACGGATCAAAGAACATAAAGAAATTAAAAATAAACTCCTTAATCTAATTAGTCAAATACCCAGAAACAGCTATGAGAACATTACCCACACTGATTGGAGCTTACCTAAAGATTATAAGAGAGAATATTTAGATTATTTTTACACGATAATAAAACCCTATATAGATGACATGAGAGATCTCCTTAAGGAGAAGACTTGTGAGATTCAAAACGGTTGGTTTCAACAGTATTACCAAAACGACTTTCATCAATGGCACAGGCACGCTAAGACAAATTTTGCAAATGTGTATTATCTTGAACTGCCGGATAAGAAAATGACAACAAAAATTAGACCTATTTTAAATGGTAAAAAGGTACAAAATTTCGTAGCTAAAGAGGGAGACCTAGTAACTTTTCCTGCCATGATGCAGCACACGTCTGAAAAATCTAGTAGCAATTTGAGAAAAACTATTATATCATTTAATAGCGATTTTTACTGAAAATTTACAGAGGTTATATGCTACAGAAACTAGGATTTTTACCCGGATTTAACAAACAAGTCACCGAAACTGGGGCCGAAGGCCAATGGTTTGATGGAGATAATGTACGGTTTAGATATGGATCACCTGAAAAAATAGGTGGTTGGAGTCAATTAGGACAGGATAAACTTACCGGTGCGGCAAGAGCAATACATCAATTTGAGAACAAAGACAGTGTTAAATATTCTGCTATAGGTACAAACAAAATTTTATATGTATATGTCGGTGGTCAATATTACGATATCCACCCTATTAGAACAACTTTAACTGGAGCCAGCTTTTCAAGTGACGCTTCAACTCCCACAGTTACAGTAACATGTACCGGGGACCATGGATTACTAGAAGGCGATATTGTTTTATTTGACAGTGTATCAGGGTTAAGTGGATCTACATTTACCGACGCATCATTTGAAGACATAAAATTTATGGTTGCTTCAATTCCTACTTCAACTACTTTTACTATTACAATGGCAGCTGTAGAATCAGGAACTCCTTTATCTACTGATGGATCAGCTTCTGTTTTGTGTTATTACAATGTTGGTCCTTCTCAACAACTAGGTGGCTTTGGATTTGGAGCAGGTAACTTTGGGGGTCAAACTAGCGGAGCAGCAACTACAACACTAGCTTCTGGTATTAATGATACAGTAACTAATATTCCTTTAACCAGCTCTTCTGCTTTTCCGGCATCTGGAGAAATTAGAATTGGGTCAGAGGACATAAGCTATACAGCTAATAATACTTCTACAAATATTTTAAGTGGAGGTGCAAGAGAAGTTAATGGTACAACCAAAGCATCACATAGTGGGGGAGCTACAGTTACAAATATTTCTGAATACGTTGCATGGGGAGAATCCTCAACAGCACAAGATTTTACTATTGATCCTGGACTATGGGTTTTAGATAACTATGGTCAAAAGTTAATAGCACTTATTTACAACGGCCCTTGTTTTGAATGGGATGGGTCTCCAACAAATGCGGTTAATAGTAGGGCAACTCTTTTACCAAACGCCCCAACAGCATCGCGTCATGTGTTGGTATCTACACCTGATAGACACTTAGTATTTTTTGGAACAGAAACAACAGTAGGAACTAAAACTACACAAGATGATATGTTTATTAGATTCTCTGATCAAGAAAATATTGATGGTACAGATTCATATACAGTAACTGCAGAAAATACCGCAGGTACACAAAGACTGGCCGACGGATCAAGAATCATGGGAGCTATCAAAGGTAGAGATGCTATTTATGTGTGGACTGATACAGCATTATTTTTGATGCAATTTGTTGGTGCACCTTTTACTTTTTCTTTTCAACAAGTAGGTACAAACTGTGGATTAATAGGCAAGAATGCTTGTATTGAAGTAGACGGTAAAGCTTATTGGATGTCAGAGAATGGTTTCTTTACTTATGATGGACAATTAAACTCACTACCTTGTTTAGTAGAAGATTTTGTATACGATGATATTAATACTACATCAAGAGATTTAATTAATGCGGGTCTTAATAATTTATTTGGTGAAGTCTCTTGGTTTTATTGTAGTTCAGCATCTGATGCGGTTGATAAAGTAGTTACCTTTAACTACTTAGATTCATCTGTTAAAAGAACTATTTGGACAACCGGAACATTAGCTAGAACAGCATGGGAAGATTCTGCGTTGTTTGATAGACCCCACGCAACATACTATAATTCTTCTGATGATGCATCGTACGATGTTGTTGGTAACACGGACGGAAGTACAATATACTATAATCAGGAAACAGGGACCGATCAAGTTAACGCTGGTGGGGCTGTTACAGCTGTAATAGCAAGCATATCTTCAGGTGATTTTGATATCACTCAAAAAAGAAGTACCAGTGGGGCGACTGTAGGTATGCCCGATCTTAGAGGGGACGGTGAATTTATTATGAGAATAAGTAGATTTATACCAGATTTTATAGACCAAACAGGAACGACTGCGATCAAATTTAAAACAAGAATATATCCAAATAGCGCACAGGTTACAAATAGTTTTACTTGTACCTCTTCTACAACTAAAAAAGATGTAAGAGTAAGAGCTAGACAAATTGCGTTAGAAGTTGCAAACACGGGAGCAAATGAGAATTGGAAATTAGGAACATTTAGACTAGACATACACCCAGGAGGAAGAAGATAATGGCTACTGACCAAGAGATACGAGAAGCAGGTTATTATGGAATACCGCAACAACAATATTTATTAAATCCTTTTGAGATACCCACTGCCGATCCGGTGACCGACCAAGGTATTGTTGCAACTAAAGCTTTTACAGGCAATGATGGTTTTAGTGTCTACAATCCTGACCCTAATTCAATCGTAAACAGAAACTACGATCCTACTCGTTACAATAATCTTATGGAAAATTCTTTCCTTTATGGTGGGTCTAATGCTACAGAGCCAAAGTATCTTAATCAACCATTTCCTGGTGGTTTAAATTCTGCACAAGCTGCTTACGACTATGCAACTAAAGGAATAAATTTAGGGTATGGAGATATGATAGCTAAAGATGACCCAAATTTAAAAATGTACAGAGGAGATAAGTCTGTTTTTCAAATGCAAAAAGATGCTGATGATATAATACAAGATGAAAAAATGAGATACGCAACCCAGGGACAATACGAAACTGTACCTAGTGAATTTGCTTACAGCTCACAAACAGAATTAGATAAATTTAAAGATATGTATCCAGAATATTTTGGTTTAAATCAAACCGGTCCTAAAAAAGGTATACCTGGTATAATGGAAAAATATATACAAAATAGTTTTTTAGGAAAAGGACTTAGCGCTGCCGGGAATATTTTGCAGGAGTTCCTTCCAACAAATAGAAGATCAATATTAGAAAATGAATTAAGTGGTAAAGGTATAATGGTTAATGACATTGGACAGATTGTACAAGGCGAAGGTGCTTACGATACAGCGGCTAATGTTATGGCAGGTTATAATGCTAGTAAAATGACTGCAAAAACTTTTGATGATAGAATTGCAATGGCAAGAGAAAAAATGTCTGATGAAAATAAAGGTGCAAGAATAGCAGCTCTTGAAGCAGCTAAAAAAGATTTTCTTGCTGCACAAGGTAAAGCAGATTTTGTATACGACGAAGAAGAAGCTGAGAAAAAGAGAAAAGGTACTATTATATCGAGACTATTTAAAAATAAAAAGAAGGATAAGCCGGTCGACACTTCTGATGATACTTCTACTAATGTAGTGACTGTTTCTGGTAACAATAATCAGAACGATGGCGGTGGATATACTAAAGGAAAAGACCAGGGACAAACAGGATCGTGGACTCCTGCCGGTAGCTATACTGCACCCGCACCAAAACAAAGAGACTACAGTCAACATCATGCATATGGTTTAAGACGTGGAGGACTAGTAAGTATTTTATAATGGCAAAAATTGTAAACTCATTAACTAAAGCTAATCCTGAATACAGCCAAGAAAATTTACAATCTTTGGTTAGAGATTTAGATTCAGTAATAAAAAAATTAAACACTTCTTTTCAAGAGGAATTAAAACAAGAGATAGAAGCTAAGAGTTTCTTTCTAGATTCATAATGGCAGTAGTAAACCAGTATAAGTTTTATGGTGTAGATAATGACACTACAGGAGCAGCTATTACTATGTTTGGGACCACTACTGTACAAGGGGTTGCAACACAGAATCCATTAATAAATGAAACGTATATTATTAAGTCTATTAAAGTTACCTCTGCAGGCACACCGACTGTGACTATAACAAATAATGCTATTACAACTATTAAAACAGCTGCTTTAACAGCTAACCAAACAGAAGAATTATTAACCCAACCGTTAATAGTAGAGGGCAATACTGTCTTCAAAATAACTTCTAGCACTTCCGATTCCTTTGATATTGCTATTAGTTATTTAAACATCAAAAAGGAGAGATTAGACTAATGGAACTAAAAGAAGCAGAAGTACAGCTAACGTACAGACACAAGGAAACAGGCGAGCTTTTTAAGGAAAGAAAAGACTGGGAAGCTAAAGGGTATAAAAATGAGGAGATGGCTCAAGACGTAAATGTCATCATGCCGGCTCTTGATTTAATGAGCAAAACAAAGTAAAACGATTAATTAAGGTAAAATTATGGCCATATCTAACATGCAACAACCTCTACAGATACAAGCGGGAATAGGTTCCTTACAGGACCCTAGACAAGGCTATTTCTTAGGTAAGCTTGTAAAGAAAGCTGGTCGTGCTGTAAAGAAAATTGTTAAAAGTCCTATAGGTAAACTAGCTTTACTAGGTGGGGGTGCATATTTAACAGGTGGACTTATGGGCGGCGGTGGTGGCCTTGGAAATTTTTCTAAATTATTTGGTGCAATGAAAGGTGGCCTTGGAACAGGTGGTAAGTTCAGTACACTTGGAGACTTATTTAGAGTAGGTGGAGAATCTGGTGCAGGTTGGAGTGTACCTAGAATGTTAATGGGTGGTTTAGGTGCTACAGCAGTCGCAGCTCCATTTTTCATGGGTGGTGAAGAAGAAGAAGATGTAGAAGTTATGGATCCAAGATACCAAGTTCAAAGAGCAAAAGATTATTATACAGGTCAAGGGACAAAAGGTGCTGGTTTAGATTTTATGCCACAGAAAAAATATGTAATGCAAAATTTTTATGCTGCTGACGGTGGTCGTGCAGGTTATGCTAATGGCATGATAGTTGAAGAAGAAGATGACGAAGAATATATTAGATCTGGTGCAGGTGTGTCTAGAAGAATGCCCAAAACATATTTAAACATGGGTGGTGGCGCAGGTCAAGCTCAGGCAGAACAGATGCTTATGATGGAATTTGTTAAATACAAAAATAAAGGTGGCACATTATCTTTTGAACAATTTGTAAAAGCAGTAATGCAACAGCAACAACAAGCACCAGAAGGTGCAGGTATGGAACAACCAGAAGCAGTTCAAATGGCAGCTAAAGGTGGAAGAATAGGTAAAGAAGAAGGCGGGATTATGGAAGCTGAAGCATCAGAAATGATTGACTTAGACGGCCAAGAAAAAGACTACAGAGAAACAGGTGGTTTTGTTGACTTAGGTGGCAAAGAAAGAGCTGATGATGTACCTGCTAGACTATCAAAAAATGAGTTTGTATTTACTGCAGATGCTGTTAGAAATGCAGGAGGTGGCGATATAGATAAAGGCGCCGAAGTTATGGAAAATTTAATGAATAATTTAGAACAAGGTGGTGAAGTTTCTGAAGATTCACAAGGTTTAGAGGGTGCGCAAGCAATGTATGAACAACAACAAATGTTACAATCGAGGATGATATAATGTCAGTACAAGAATATTTAGAACCGGCAGTAAAAGATTACGCAGATCAGGCGAAAGCCACATATTCGGCCGAGTTAGATCCACAAACTTTTATGGGCAAGCAATACGTTGCTGGTGAAGACCCATTACAAACACAAGCTATCAACCTTGCACAACAAGGTGTAGGTTCTTATCAACCATTTTTACAAGCAGCACAAACTGCACAGGCAGCAGGGGCCGGGGCTCTGGGACAATCAGCACAGACAGTCGGTGGACTAAGCGCGTTAACAGGAGCAAATGCTTACCAACCTTTTATGTCTCCGTATCAATCACAAGTTATTGATGCAACGTTATCAGAATTTGACAAACAAAGAGTAGCTGGAGAACAAAATATTAAAGATCAAGCAATGGCTTCAGGTAATTTTGGTGGTGGTAGAGAAGGAGCACAACTTGGTCAGTACCAAGCTAACTCACTAGCAGATAGGTCTGCACTACAAGCTTCAATGTTACAACAAGGATTTCAACAAGCACAACAAGCAGCACAACAAAATTTTATGAATCAAGGATCTATCGCAGCAGCACAACAAGGACTAGCTGGTGCATATGGAAACCAAATGAACCAACAATTTGGTCTATCAGATTTTAATAGAACCGGTATGGGTCAAGACGTTTCTGCATTAGGTTCTCTTGGTGCATTGAGACAAGGTCAAAGTCAAGCTGAACTATCAGCACAGCAACAAGCTGATCAAGCTAGTGCTTACGAACCTTATGGTAGAATGAATCAATACGGTAATACATTAACAGGTTTATTAGGTGGTGTAGCAGGATCACAATACCAACAACCAGGATCATCTAGTCCATGGCAAGGTGCATTAAGTACGGCGTTAGGGATTGGTGGATTGTATGGAAAAATATTCGGGTAATTACTTATGGCTGGCAAAAAAGACGGAATTGGTAAAAAAACTTTAAATACTGCAAAATATTGGACCGTGGGTGGCGGAGGTTTAGGACTTACTATTGCTGATCTATTAGCAAAAGCTGGTGGCTACTCTGGACTTTTTAAAGATGGCGGTAGAGTTAGAGGATGTGGCAAAGCTAAACGTGGATTTGGCAAAGCAATGACGAGGAAGAGATAATGAAACCATTAAATAGACCGATGTTTAGATATGGCGGCCCTATTAAAGAAGGTGTCATGTCGGGTATTAGAGAGCCATTAAAAAGTGGTGGCGCAGCACTTGTCGGTAATCCTGTTTATCCAAGAACTAATGGAAGAGAGCATCACAACAAAGTTCTTTCAACAATCCTGGGCCAAGCTGGTAAAGTTAAAAACTTTTTTAAAAAACCTACTGCTCCCTCTGGAATTGTAGCAACGAATGCTGCAACTAAGGGTGGTTTTATACCATCAATGGGTACTAAGATTAAAGAATTATTTAGAGGAAGACAAATCCCTACTTCTGTACCAGCAGGTGGAACTGGTACAACTACAGGAGCTATTGTTCCTTATGGAACAAGAGTATCAACAGGAAGCATTAGAGGTAATTTACCTTTTGGAAAAAATCCTTTTGATAACCAGTCGATACTTGCAGCTACACAAAGAATTTTAACTCCAGCGACAGACGCTGTTATAGGAACTGCTAAAGCAGTTAAACCATATACAGGTGCGTTAACTATTGCTGGTGTTACTTACTCAATGTTAAAACCTGATGGCACACCAAAAACAATTGAAGAGTTAAAAGTTGAAACAGGTGCCGACGAAACTACAATCACAGAAGAAATTAAAAGTAATGAGCCTAAAGTTTTAACTGCAGAAGAAAAAAGAAAAGCACAAATTGAGAAATACAGAGACATTGTAGATATTAAAGGTATGAACAAAGACGCTGCATACAATTCTTTAATTGCAGCCAGCCAAGCTATCCAAGAGTCAGGAGACTTTAAAGGTGATATTAAATCTGGAAAATTAATTAACCAAATTATTTCAGGTGCTAGTAAAGCATTTGATAAACCTAAAGCAACTAAAGATGCTATTGATACACTTATACTTAAAGGTGAAATACAGGCAGACATTGCTGCAGGCAAACCAAGTGCAATTGAACAACAGATTAATGCAGTTTCTAAAAATTTAAAAGTTGATAAAGAGACAGCAACTAAAATGGTTTTAAAACAACCAACTGATTTAAGATCGCAAGTAACTGAAGACGCATCTTTAATGAAATCAATTCCAACGCATTCAATAATAGCTAGCGCAACTAAAAAACAATACCCTAATGCAGAAATTTTATTAAGCGACAC